AATTTGGGTTCAGTTTTATGTAGATTTAAAAAATGCATGGGACAAGAACGCTAGATATAACGATGGTAGAGAAGGTATAAACAACCTTAATACGGTGCCCTTCGACAATGTTCCGTATGCCAATATTAATGCAATAGGTAAACAGTGGATTAGAAAATACGCTCTCGCACTCTGTAAAGAGATGTTGGGGCAAATTCGTGGTAAGTTTACCACAATGCCTATTCCTGGCGATAGCGTGACGCTGAACCATTCCGAATTGCTTGCGCAGGCAAAAGAAGAGCAGGAAGCACTGAAAACCAAACTGATGGAGATCCTCGATTCTATTATTTACCCAGAATTGGCCAAGACCAACGCGGAAATGACAGAGGCGGCCCAAACTACTTTTAAAGCAACCCCTCTTCCCATTTTTGTAGGATAATAGATGAATGGCAAATGAATGGAAAAGACCAGCAGCGCCACCACCTCCTTTATTCTTTGGGAAGAAAGAGAGAGATCTTGTTAAACAGGTCAATGATGAATTAATTGAAAAGGTCATTGGCCAACAAATTTTATATTATCCAATTGACATGGAAAGAACGGATTTTCATGAATTATATGGGGAAGCAGTTGAGAAAACTTTTTTGCCTCCAGTGAGGGTGTACGCGCTTGTAGAGTTTACCGATTATTCTACTGAATATCTTGAAAGTGCCGGAATTGACAAAACATGGGAAATCAATGTTCATTTCCACAAAAAGAGGCTGGAAGAAGATCAAGACATGTATGTTCGAGAAGGTGATTTTGTTTTGTACGGAGAATATTATTACGAGATAGTTAAATTAGCACAACCTAAACTCTTGTTTGGGCAAGCTGACCAAAGTTTTGAAATTTCTGCTAGATGCCTGAGAGCGAGGAAGGGACTATTTGATGCTACCTGATAACTTCGATTTTGCGATGCTACCCCCAGGTACCAGTTATAATTTGGAAGAGATAGGGATGCTTGCATCACGCATAGAAACGATAGATTACGCCATAGTCTCATGGCTAAAAGAAGATTTAAGATTAAGCGCCAATACAAATGAGGGATTTACCGCCGTCCCCGTATTGTGGCAAGCCCCAGAACGATCTTTCCAAATCAAACACGAAAAAGCTCTCCGAGATGATGGCGGGGCCCTAAAACTACCGCTGCTTAGTATTGAAAGAACCGGCGTTACAAAAGATCCATCTCGGAAAGGGGGCTTTCAAGCACAGGTGTATTCCGAAGACAAAAATGGAAGAACTGGAAGGTGGGTTATCGCACGACAGATTGTGGAAGATAAAACGCGGAACTTTGCCGTTGCGTCCGGAACGAGAACGAATGCAGCCGCAGCCCTTCAGAGGTATTATCCGAGAGTAAATAAAAAAATTGTTATTAGGACATTATCGATTCCCATCCCCGTTTATATTAATGTAGATTATAAAATTGTAATTAAGACAGAGTACCAGCAGCAGATGAATAGCCTCCTTGAACCGTTTATGACGAGAACTGGACAAATAAATTCTTTTGTAATGAAGCGAAATGGACACCTATATGAAGCTTTTATAGATCAGGGCTTCACCAGCACCAATAACGTTGCCAACATGGGGGAAGACATGAGAATGTTTACATCCGAGATTAGCATTAGGGTTTTGGGGTATTTAATTGGTGAAGGGGAGAACGATGATAGGCCAATTGTGAGGGTAGAAGAAAATGTTGTAGAGATCACCTACCCAAAAGAAGGAATTGTTCAGGATATAGACGGATTCATGAATATTACATCCTGAACTGAAAGTTCGCTTTTCTTCCGGATTCACCCGCCTTTTGAAGTTCAAAATACTATTTAAACTATGATTGTACCGCAATTAAATCCCATTATTTAGAAGCGAGGAACCCAATATGTCAGTAAAAAACTTTAAATTTGTATCTCCTGGGGTGTTTATCAACGAGATTGATAACTCTTTCATCCCCAAATCAGCCGAAACTATCGGTCCTTGCGTTATTGGGCGATCTACTCGCGGCTTGGCGATGCAGCCTGTAAAGGTTCAGTCTTATTCTGAATTTGTTGAAATGTTTGGTGAAACTGTGCCCGGCGGCGGATCGAGTGATGTTGTTCGTAACGGAAACTTCCAGTCTCCCATGTATGGGACGTATGCGGCAAAAGCTTTCCTTCGCTCAAATGTGGCGCCCCTTACCTATGTAAGACTTTTGGGGCAGCAGGATTCGAACGCGACTGCCGGATCCGCAGGAATTGCGGGTTGGCAGACTTTCAAAGTAACCCCCGCAGCAATTGGGTCAGAAAATGGTGGCGCCTTTGGTTTGTGGCTGTTTAAGAGTTCTTCCGTCTCCTACGCCGTCACCCCCGAGTCCGCGAGCGATCTCGGCACTGGCCGCTTGGCTGCCGTGTGGTATCTAAATAAAACTTCTTCTATTCAGTTAAGTGGGACGCTATTCCGTACAGCATCTAGCAACAATTCTCAGAGTTCGGGCGTTGGTAAGGTAATTATTAGCGATACTAACTATAATCATAGAGTTATCTTGTCTAGCTCAACGCGGGGTACAAAGAACTATACATTTAATTTTGATGATACAAGTGCCGGCTTTGTTCGGAAGGTCTTTAATACCAATCCACAATTAGCCTCCGAGCCTGGCGCCTTTTATCCTGCTTCTGTGGCTGAGAATTATTGGCTTGGCGAAACCTATGAACAAGAGCTTCGGCGCCGCAGCCTGCATAACAGTATGACTTATGGCGTAATTCTCCCCATTGCTAAAAATTCTGACAGCACTATTGGCCCCCAGGCTATGCGCCGAGCCAGCAATGAGGCTGTGGCGGGATGGTTTATCGGGCAAGATTTGAATGACACAGCTAGTTTCGCGCCCCAGGCCCAACAGAAACTTTTCCGCCTCAAGGGACGAGGCCATGGCGAGTGGCTCCATAAGAATTGTAAGGTGTCTATTGCTAATATTAGAAAATCTACAACAACGGTCAGTGATTATGGTACTTTCTCTGTAATCATCAGGGCCCTTTCGGATACCGATAATAATGTACAGGTTATGGAAAGATTTGACAATCTTACGCTCAACCCAGCATCTCCTAACTTTATTTCGCGAATAATAGGCGATCAGTATCAGCAATGGGATTCAACAAACAAGATGCTAAAGAATTATGGTGATTATCCGAATCGGTCAAAGTTTGTTTATGTTGAAACTACTTCAGATGTACAAGAGGGCACAACCAAGTCTAACACATTGCTGCCGTTTGGATATTTTGGTCCTCCCAAATTTAAGACCACGGGAGTTATCACAGGATCCTCCACCGATACTGCGATTGACAACACATATATTTATTTTCCCGACGCCGGGCTATTAAATTCCAACGCCGCGGCAATTCTATCGGGCGCCGCGAGTTACGGCGACGGGGTCGATCCGGCAGCAGTTTCCGGAGCCCTCTCCGGCACCCTTGCATTCCCAGACACTCTTCTCCGGCTTTCTGCATCCGATGGCGGACTGTCAGATCCGAAGAGGGCTTATTTCGGAATACAAACGACTCGCACCGCACAGTCTACTGTTAATGATTCTTCCATTCCTGATTATCTCAGGTTGCTAACGGCTGATTTCCCGGGCGATCCTACCAATTATAGTGGAAGTACTCAACATCCTTCTGCGCTCCCTGGAATCGCTGCATGGTCTTACATGTTCTCCATGGATGATTTGGTGAAAACCTCCGGTGGTCAATATTATTGGCTATCCGGTACCCGGGCCGCAGGCAATGGTCACGCTTATTCCACCACCCTTACTGACGGCTATCGCCAGTTTACTGCTCCTTTCTGGGGCGGCTTTGATGGATTTGATCTTCTTAAGCCCGACCCAATGTATAACGGCGGAATGACGGAAGGAACCTCTACAGAACTAAATGATTATATTTATTATACGTGGAAGAGGGCGATGGACACATGTGCAGATCCTGAATTTGTTGATATAAATATGATGGTGTCGCCAGGATTAACGCTTGAATCTCTCACTGCTCACGAGGTTAATCTGTGTGGTGATCGGGCCGACTCTCTTGCAATTATTGACCTTCCCAGCGTGTATATTCCCGGTCATGAAGCATATAAATCTAGTAAGCCGGATCGAATTGGCACCACGCCAGAGAATGCAGCAACGGCTTTGAAAGATAGACAAATTGATTCAAGTTATGGCTGCACATTCTACCCGTGGGTCCAGACGCGCGATGAGAAGACAAGCAGGCTTCTTTGGATTCCACCTTCCGTTGCAATGATGGGCGTGTTTGCAAGTTCGCAAGCAAAGTCAGAGCTATGGTTTGCACCAGCCGGATTTAATCGCGGCGGCCTTTCCGAAGGTGCTGCCGGGATTCCCATTACTGGCATTACAGAGCGATTAACGTCCAAAAACAGAGATACGCTCTATGAGTCAAACATTAATCCAATTGCCTCTTTCCCGTCCACTGGCATTGTGGTGTTCGGTCAGAAGACGCTTCAAGAACAGCAGTCTGCGCTTGATAGAATTAATGTTCGGAGATTGGTAATCTTTATGAAGAAGCAGATTTCAATTCTCGCCTCTCAGATTTTGTTTGAACAGAACGTTCAGTCAACGTGGAATCGATTCATTGGCCTGATTGACCCGTTCTTGTCAAATATTAAGAGTAGATTCGGAATTACGGATTATCGCTTGATTCTTGATGAATCAACCACTACTCCCGACTTAATCGATCAGAACGTCTTGTATGCGAAGATCATGGTTAAGCCCGCAAGAGCAATTGAGTTCATCGCGATTGACTTCGTGATCATGTCAACGGGCGCCTCGTTCGATGACTAATAAAAGAAGTGGGGGGAATTTCCCCCACGTTACTAATTAAAATAGAAATATAGGAGTTTTATAATATGCCTTTCTGGTCAACCAACTTTGGTGAAGATGCCAACCTAAAAGATCCAAAAAGAAAATTTAGATTTAAAGTCGAATTTGGTGGATTTGGTGCTGATAATTTATTTTTGTGGTGGGCTAAAACCGCCGACAAGCCGTCTTTTACAATTGCGGCTTCCGAACACAAGTATTTAAATCACACCTTCTATTATCCCGGCAGTGTAACCTGGAACGAAGTAACTGTCGCGTTAGTTGATCCCGGCGAGCCCGATATGGCGGCGTCTATCTCTGGCTTGATCCAGGGTGGTGGCTATCATCCTCCCACGGATCCCAATGACGTTGGCACCATGACAAAGGCAACTGCCGTTTCTTCTCTTGGTCAAGTTACTGTTACGCAGATTGATGCGACGGGCGGCGAATTAGAGAAGTGGACACTTTACAATGCATTTATTAGTGATGTTAAGTATGGTGATTTGGCTTATGGTGACGATGAGTTATCAGAAATTAGCTTAACTCTTAAATATGATTGGGCCAAGCTTGATACGCCCAATACTGCGGGCTCTGTCGCTACTTCCGATAGTGGCGCCAAGACATTCTGGCCCGGCTAATAATCAAAGACAACTGAGGTGAATATTGTCGAGAAATAAAGATCGCGTGGGTGGTGTACAAAATAAAAATGTAGACACGCCACCTCCAAGCGTTATGAAAAGTGATTCAGAGGGATTTTCATTTGTTCTCCCTACTGAGTTTGTTGAACTCCCTTCGAAGGGAAGATTCTATCCAGAGGGGCACCCCCTTCATGGAGAGGATAGTCTTGAAATTAAACAAATGACAGCGAAAGAAGAAGATTTGCTTACTTCTCGAACTCTCTTAAAAAAGGGTGTTGCTTTGGATCGAATGGTTCAGAGTATTATTGTTGACAAGAGAATAAATTGTGATCATCTTTTGGTTGGTGACAAAAACGCTATAATTATTGCTGCAAGGGTTTCTGGATATGGAAACGAATACGCTACAAAAGTATCTTGCCCAAGCTGTGGAACAAATCAAGATTATACTTTTGATTTGAACAGCGTTAAAGTTTATTGCGGCGACGAAATAGATGCTTTAAGCATTACAGATAACGAAAATGGAACATTTGAAGTTGAGCTACCCCGCACGAAGGTGAATGTTACATTTAGATTATTAACCGGAAATGATGAGAAATCGATAGTTAGTGCCACTCAACTGGAACGTAAAAATAAAAACCCAGAGAGAGTAGTGACAAGACAACTATCAAATATAATTGTGGCTGTTAATGGGGATGATTCCATAGAAGCTCGAAAGTATCTTATTGATAATATGCCTTCATTAGATTCAAGGCACTTGAGGGCATCGTTTAAGTTGGCTTCTCCGAATATTGATATGACACATAATTTTGAGTGTTCAGAGTGTACCTACGAACAACTAATGGAGGTTCCGCTCACAGCGGACTTTTTTTGGCCTGACAGATGAATATATGGAGAGTGTTTATGAACAGTTCTTCTTTTTAAAATACTCTGGTGGTTGGTCATTCTCGGAAGCCTACAATCTTCCTGTTGGTTTGCGCATGTGGTTTGTCGAAAGACTAATTAGGCAGCTTAAAACCGAAAGCGATGCGATGGATAAGGCTTCGAGGGGAGGAGGGGGAAATTCTCAAACTTTAACCTCCCACAATCACCCTGGGATCCCCTCACAGCACCGATAAACATTAGAAGATAGGGCAAAAACAATCGCCCTATCTTTTTTTTATAAAACTATTTAATTTGAGACACATCTCTAAGAGGGCATACCTGTGGCATCATATACTCCCGCTCAAATTGCTCAAATGAGGGCTGACACGGAGATCCTCGTCGCGCTAGGCGAACGACGCTCGGTGCAGCAAGAGCTTGAGTTAAAGAAGAATCAACAAATATTAGCCTTCTTGGAAAAGAGTGCGACCTATCTTCAGGACCAAGTAGATGGAGCAGAGAACCTTCTGGGTATATATAAACAAATAGAACATACTGTGGCGGGCTCGCATTTGGTAAGCCAACAGAGGCTCCATCTTGAGGAGGAAAAATTACGCCTCACCGATCAAACACTAAAAGATCACAAACTTCTCGCGGAGTACATGAAAAAGTTTGGACTATCAGAAAAAGCAGCCCTTAAGGAACTTCTTAAACAACAGCAGACGCAAGAAAGAAATATAGAACTCTTCAAAGCACAAGTAGAATTTCAAGACGAATTCACCGCTAGCGCCAAAGAGGGCGCCGAGGCATGGAAAGAGATAAATGCGGAAATGATAGGCGCCACCAGCGTATATACTGGCGCCTTCGATATAAGAAAAGGCAAAAAATATTGGAAAGCCATGGCGGGCATGTCTGCCGGCGGCTTTTTTTCGGCATTAAATAAGTTAAGCACGGGAATACTGATCAGTGTAATTAATAATATAGTGAATTTGGCAATTGCCATGCATGATGCAGAAGGCAAATTCAGAAAAACAACCGGCGCCACCGCTGGAATGGCCCGGGAGATGACGGGGGTATATGAGGCTACTCGTGGCGCCGGCGTAAGCATTGAAGAAGCCAGCAAAGCAATGGAGGGGTTATATAGAAATTTCACAGATTTTACAATGCTCGCCCCACAAACAAGAGCAGAATTAGGCAAAACTGGCGCCGTTTTGGCGGAATTGGGTGTCTCTAACGAAGCTTTTGCAAAAGGCATTCAGGTTTCAACCAAAATGCTTGGACAAGGTGTGATAGAAGCCAACAAAACAGCGATGGAACTAAAAGACTTCGCGACAAACTTGGGTGTTCCGGTTGATACGCTTTCTGAGAAATATGCATCGATGGGGCCCAGCTTGGCGAAACTTGGAGATCAGGGAACCAAGGCTTTTAAAGATTTAGCACACATTTCAAAGATTACTGGTTTAGAAATGGAAAAGGTTCTTCGTATAACTGATAAATTCGATACTTTTGAGGGCGCCGCAGAACAAGCTGGTAAATTAAATGCCGCCCTTGGCGGGAACTTCGTAAATGCCATGGATCTGATGATGGCAACCGATCCAGCAGAAAGATTTGGAATGATTCGTGATTCTCTATTGGACGCCGGCTTGAGTTTCGATGATATGTCATATTATCAGAGAAAGTTTTATGCCGATTCTTTGGGTCTTGAGGATGTGGGTGATTTGGCACTGATGATGAGTGGCAACATGGATACGTTGGCAGGTACCACAAATAAAACCACAGCAGATTATGAAAAGATGGCGGCACAGGCGCTAGCCACTCAGACATTGCAAGACAAATTCAATGCGACGTTGGCCGACATGGTGCCAATTCTTTTGCCGCTTATTGATTGGATAGCCGACCTGGCCGAGAAGCTTAATAAGAAGAAAGACCTGATAAAAGAATTAATTGTAGGGGCAGTGAAGCTGGCTGCTTTTCTTAAGTTGCTTGGAATAGCTATAGCAATTGTAACTGCGCCGGCGTGGGCTATGTGGCTAGCAATTGGGGCACTTATTGCTGTCGTTGTGGTTTTTTGGGATGAAATAAAGAAAGTTAGTGACCTATTATTTAAAGATGATGCGGGGGCTTCAACATTCCTCGAAGGACTTTGGAAATTTGCTCATTCTTTTGAGGCGATTGGAGGAGTTATGAAGGCGATTTTAAATCCAATCGACACTTTAAAAAGTGTATTTGCGGCTCTAACCGATGTTATGTTTAAACCTCTTCAGATGCTTAATAGCATGATGGAAAACCTACGCGACCCGGCGATTGCCACCAACGTTGAAAAAATTGCTGCTGCCATTGATCAGATACCCACCACCAAAGCAGTCGCGCTAATGTATACTGCTGGTGCCGTTGGGGTTGCGAACACTGTGGCTTCGGCCGTGACTGCTCCCATGCAAATCGCGAGAGGTGCGATGGGTGGTGGAGGTGGTGCAACCCAAACAGTAAGACAGCCAATCGAACTTAAGATTGGAGAAAGAACAATGGGTAATTTTGTGTTGGATGTGATTGGAAAAGAAATTACTGCAATTAATGTGAGTCAAAGTTAATGAAAAGGAGATTATATCATGGCAGATTCTGACGATTTTAAACCCTTTAACGCTTTGCAATATGGGGGAGAATTAGAAAGAAGCACCCACACCTTTGTCGACGGAAGTGATGCTTATGCAAATAACCATAGAACAGTAATTTCTTTTTTGCACCAACCTTCGCAAAACTCGGTTACTTTCAAGGCATTTATCTCAACATTCAATGAGACGTGTAATTCTGATTGGGCGTCTGAGCGTGTGTTTGGTCGAGCAGATCCCATTTATATGTTTAGGCAAACCGACCGAAAAATATCGTTAGCCTTTAAGGTTCCCGCTGCTTCTTCCGGAGAAGCTTACGAAAACCTTGGGAAGCTTCAATTATTGGCTCAATTTTTATATCCCGCTTATAAAAATGCGGCGCATGCACAAACAATTACGCAATCACCCTTAATTAGAATAAAATTTATGAATTTGTTGGCAAATCGTCCCGGAGGGCCCGTCGCGACTATTGACGGATCCGCGACAGAGCTTTATAACGAATACGTAACATCCGCCAACGATGGCAACCCCGCGACCGGTCTTCTGGGAACCATTAGTAGCCTCACATTTAATCATAATTTGGAAGGTGATATCGGCGCGATTGACTTTAAGGGATCAAATACCATTCTTCCCAAAATGGTGGACGTTGCGTTGGAGTTTTCAGTTATTCACGAACCGCGCATTGCTCAGGGGTGGTGGAGCATGAGCGAGAACATTATGGAGTTTGATGGGGGGAATAGTGGTTTTCCATATGGCGCGCCCCTATATGAAGATCCGGAGCCCGCCGCACCCACGCCCGCGGCCGAGGAG